AACACGCAAAGACTTTTTGCGTATGACCAAAAAGGTCAAGCCTGATTTGCCTATTCCTGAGTTGGAAATTGAAGAATTTACCAACAAAGCTATCAGCCGCAATGATGAACGTGTTCAGATGCTGGAAGCAAAACTCCGTGAAAAAGAAGCCTTGGAAGACCTTGAGAAGCGCCGCCGTGCGCTGGTCAAGAAGGGCTTGATTTCCAATGAAGATGAAGTAGACGCAGTTGAGAAAATTATGTTGGAACGTGGAATTACTAATCACGAAACAGCAGCCGAGTATCACCAGTGGATGAAGCAGGCGGCAACACCAACGCCAACTGGCTACAATCCCAATGCGATTAACAAGTTTGACCTAAATAAGTATTGGTCAAACCCAAGAGATGCAGCCCGTAACGAGGCGGCAAAGGCTCTTGAAGACTTGCGTAGACCGCAACGTCCGATAGGGTTGTAAGAGGGTAATGGTGAGAATGTTCCCAGAATGTTCTCGTGGCAAAATTGATTAAGGAGCTATTATGGCTATAGGCGGTGGCATCCTTCCGGCAACAGGCAGTTCACAATACACCGAACTGACCTATGTCACGAGAAGGGCCTTCATTCCCAAGTTGGTTGTCCAACTTTACAACTCCACACCTTTGATGGCGGCATTGATTGCTAACAGTCAACAAGCCTCTGGTGGTGTGTCCTCTGTTACTGCACCTGTTCAGGGCGCTCAATTTGTGAACGCACAATGGTCTGATTACTCTGGCTCTTTTGCCCAGCCTTCAGTCCAGCAAGGTGCTTTCAATGCTGAGTTCAACCTCAAGTTGATGATTTCTCCCGTTCCCTTCCTGGGCATGGAAGGTATCGCTCAACAAGACGCTGCAATCATTCCTTTGATTGAAGCTCGTATGAACGATGCTACCAACGTGATGATGGATGCAATGGCAACAGCCTTGTATAACAACACCACAAACACTCAACAGTTCATCGGCTTGCCTGGTGCTGTGGATGATGGTACAACTCTTGCTACCTACGGTAACATCAACCGTAACACCTACACATGGTGGAAGTCTAAGGTTTACTCTGCTGGTTCTGTAAACCCCACACGTCAAAACATCCTGCAATACATTTCAGGTACTGTGAAAAACGGTGCTGAAATGCCTAGCTTTGGTGTTTGCGGCTTTGGTACATGGACACTGTTGGCTCAAGACTTTGTTGGTCAAGAGCAGTATGTCATCACCCCTGGCTCTGGTTTTGATAGCGACAACAACGGCCCTCAAGCAGCTTTCCGTGCTTGGATGGTTGCTGGTGTTCCTATTTATCCTGACCCCTACTGCCCAGAAGGTACTGTGTACTTCCTGAATACAAACTACTTGTCTCTGTACATTCACGAGCAAGGTTCGTTTGCCTTTACAGGTTTCGAGTCCACACTCCCCAACTGGCAGATTGGTTACGTTGGTGCTGTCTTGATGATTGCCGAATTGGTGAACACCAAGCCTAAGTCAATGTCCAAGGTGACTGGCTATAACTCATTATCACTGTAAGGAGTAAGTCATGTCTTTAGGCTTAAATAAAATCGTTCTTGCTGGTACAAACAGCAACACGCCTGGTGGTTACTTTCAAGTAACTACTCTGGCTGCCACTACTGTTGGTAACGTGGTTCCCGCCGGTACATACCTGTTGTTCCCCACAGCTAACGTCAGCATCACTGCTGTGTCAGCTACGAACGCAGCAGGCAACATTACTGCCGTGTCTACTTTGCTGGCAGCTAATACTGGTGGTGTTCTCATCTCTGACGGCGTGTCTGTGTTTGCTAACGCAACTACAAACGCAACAGTAACTCTGTTGACAGTCAATGGCGGTAACAACGCCAATGGCACATACAACAGTTAAGGAGCCGGTATGAATGCGAATCATGTAGGCTCACTATATCCCGATTCTTTCGGCAGCTTTTCAATTGCATCTACTGTTAATGCTAATTTGGCAGCAACAGGAAATACAGTTGCGAACCTAGTCGCTACGGGTACTAGCTACATTATTCGCCGAATTACCGTTAACAATGCAAACGCAACTGCGGCTACTGGCAACATCTCTATTCTGACGAGTAGCGATGGCAACGCCAGTAACGCAATTGCCACTGCAACTGTGTTGTCAAATGTTTCCAGCAATGTTACTTATCAAGACTTGACCCTGGCGGCAGGCACGGCAACAACCGTGTACTCAGCCCCAGCCTTGTTTGTTAAGGTTAACACTGCTGTGAACGCAACTTGCGACATTTCGGTGTACGGCGATATTGTTAATCTATGAGTGGAACAGTCTTTGTAACTAATCGTGGCAGCATCCAATTGACGGATGGATATGACGGTGTTCGCTACGAATTTAAGAAAAATGTGCCTGTGGAGTTACCGCTTCACGTTGCTACTCACATTTTTGGTTACAGAGACTCCAACAAAGAACCGTATCTGGCTCGTCTAGGCTGGATACGGTCTAAATCCGAATTAGACAAAGGATTGGAAAAACTGGCAGAGTTTGAAATCTCTGACAGTAAACCTCAAGACCACTCTTTACCCTCGGTGGGCGGCGTAGTACCCTTGCGTGTTGAAAAACACGCTGGGGGAAAAACTGCTCAGAGGGCAGCGTAACATGGACCGTAAATGGCAACACTATCTTCCTACCTCACGGAAGTCCAGCGGCTCCTGCATGATGCCAATGCGGTCTTCTGGTCTGAATCTGAATTAACAGATTACATCAACCAAGCTCGTGAACGAGTAGTTCGTGACACTGGTTGTTTAAGAAGTTTACAGATTTCTAATACGCCTCTGGCTCCAGATGGCACTGCTGCGATTACCTGGTCTGAAGGTTTAGTCGTTACTGCTGGACAATATCTGTTCAGCAACATCTACATCTATGAAGTAACTGTTGGCGGTATTCTGGGAACATCTGCGCCCCCTTACCCCTACGGCAACGCAGTATTCCCCCCGTCCACGCCTTTCACAGACGGAACAGCAACTCTTTTGTATGTTCAGAATGCTGAAATCATCCCCTACGCAGCCTTGCCTAGTGGGATTCAGACTCTGGATGTGATTAACGTAAACCTGTACTGGGGCAACAGCCGCATTCCTCTGCGCTATTTGCCGTGGTCCAACTTCAACGCTCAGTTGCGCTATTGGCAGAACTACGTTGGACGGCCTATTTGTTTCTCTACTTACGGACAGCAGCAACTTTATATTGCTCCTATCCCTGACCAGTCTTACCCTATTGAGTTGGATACGGTTATATTGCCAGATGCTCTTTCCTTATCCACACCCACTGTTACAGACGTTATTAACGACCCATATACAACACCTGTTGCCTATTACGCAGCCTACAAAGCCAAGTTCAAAGAACAAAGCTATGGTGAAGCTGAAATCTTTAAGCAGCAATACGACAAGCAAGTGAATGCGGTCCAAAACTCCACATTTACTCGCAGAATCCCTGACCCCTACTCATCCTTCTAATCATGGCAGCAGCAGAGCAAAAAAAGTCCTATGCTGTCATTAAGAACTTTGCTGGCCTAAACACCAAAGCAAACAGAACAGCCATCAAGGAAGAAGAATTCGCATGGATTGAAAACGCCATGCCTATTGGCTTTGGCAACATCAAGATTGTCCCTGCTCAAGTAACCGTAAAAGACTCAGGCAATAACGCTGTTTCCTTTTCCAATACTGTCACGCACCTTACGTCTGACAATTTGGGTGTCAGCGATTACATTCTGGCATTCCAGGACAACGGTTCTGCCGAATACTTCAAATTAGATACTCTGACAAAGGGAAATGTTGCGGTTGCAGCCACTTTCAGCAACGCCAATGTCTCTTCTTCCCAATATAAAAACGAACGAGTCATTATTGGTGACCCTAATAACGGTTTGTTTAACTGGGATGGGGGAAACCTGGTTGCTATGGGGTCTGTCGGCTCTATAGGCATCACGGCAGGAGGCTCAGGCTTCACATCTGCCCCTAACGTGAACATCTCAGCCCCAAATCAGACTGGCGGCATCCAAGCTACGGCGGTTGCAACCGTTACGGCTAACGTAGTATCCGCAATTACCCTTACAAACGCTGGTACAGGCTACACAGCCGCACCTACCATCACTATTACGGGTGGAGGCGGTACTGGCGCTACTGCTGTAGGTTCTCTCGTTACTTTTAAGACAGGCACGGTATCTGTCTTGGTGACAAACGGGGGTACAGGCTATTCCAACTCGTCAAACCTGACAGTTACCATCGGGGATGGGGCTGGATGGACTACCCAGGCTGTAGGCAGAGGGATTATCAGCGGCGGTCAGGTCACAAACGTGATTATGACCAACAGTGGCGCTGGATACACTGCAAATTCCAACGTAACCGTGGTGATTACTGGGGGTGGCGGGGCGAATGCGACAGCTACAGCGGTGGTCAACACCGAGCCTATTGTGGACGTTGCGACTTTCTCTGGTCGCTTGTGGGTGGCTTTTGGGCGCACGGTTGCTTACACGGCGGCTGGTTCTTACTCGGATTTTACTAGCGTTTCTGCTGGCGCTTTTACCCTGACGGACTCAACTCTGCACGGGAAGATTACCGGCCTGCTGTCTGCCAACAACTTCTTGTACATCTACGGCGATGACAGTATTAACGTATTCTCGGATGTTCGGGTGTCCAGCACGGGCCTGACGGTGTTCACGAATACCAACGTCAGCGCCTCTGTGGGTTCTAAACGCCCTTACGCCATTTTCCCGTACTTCCGTTCTGTCCTATTTATGAACGATTATGGGATTTACGCCTTGGTGGGTTCTACGACCAGTAAGTTGTCGGATAACCTGGACGGTATTTTCCCGTTAATCGACTTTACCCTGCCAGTGACGGCTGGACAGGTTTTGTTGAACAATATACTTTGCGCCGCCTTCAACTTTACTTACAATGACCCCAGTGTAGGTCCTCGTCAAATTCAGGCGGTATTTTTTGAGAAAAAATGGTTTATCACCAGTCAGGGAAGCATAGATTATGTAAACTCGACTCCCGTTTCGGGTGTGATTAACTTGTATGGAGTTGACGGGAAAAACTTGTACAAGTTATATGGTGACGCATCATCGAATGTAAGCAGCACAATCAAAACTGCTTTAAGTCCGATGGGCGACCCGATTAGGACTAAGCAAGCTCTGAAGTTTGGCATTGAAGCTACTCTTGTTAACCCTGCTACATTGACTGTAACAGTAGATAGCGAAGTTGGTTCAAGCCCTGCTTATACCTTATCGAATAGCGGTGTTGATTGGTATAACAATGTAGGGACTATTATCCCTTGGGTTAATAACTCATCAACAACTATTAACTGGTTAATATCTGCTGGGTATAACCTGTATAAATCAGATGCCCAGCAGTATGGTAAGTATTTAGGATTAACATTAACATCCAATAATGCTGCTTTTGTAGTAAATACGTTTGAGTTTGAACACGAGTTAAGAGTGAGGTTCTAAAATGACAGTCCCATATACTTTTGGTAGCGCAACATCTGCCATTCCGTTGTCTCAGTTGGATAGCAACTTTGCGACAACTATTACGCTTGGTAACACTGCGATTCAGTTAGGAAATACTGTTTCTACGCTGAACAATATGACGTTTGCTAACGTTACTATCAGCAGTGTTTCAACAGCCATCACTCCTGCACAAGGCGGTACAGGTCTTACAGCAGTTGGGACAAGTGGCAACGTGCTGACTTCAAATGGTACGGCGTGGGTAAGTCAGGCTGGTAATGTAACTCTTGGAAACACAACAATTTCCTTGGGTGGAACAACAAACAATGTTGGTAACCTGACCCTTCTGAATACAACCGTTACGAATTACACAGAAACCATTTACTCTACTGCTGGTAATACTACTGTTAATTTGGCTAACGGTACTTATTACATTATCAGCACGACTGCTGGTAATACTGTT